GAAGGCCGACGTGGACGCCGCCGTGAAGCGCTCCGACGCGGCAACGGCCAAGGCGGAAGCCGCTGCCAAGACGGCGGATGCGGCCAACACGGCGGCGAACCAGGCCGTGGGGGACGCTCGGGACGCAATCGCCGAGGTCAAGGCAACGGAAGCCAAGCTTTACCCAGTGGCGGAGAACATCCTCGTAGGGAGCGAGACTGGCACTGTGGCGCACGTGGATGACGCATTCGCAGGCGTGTCGCTGCGCAAAATAACGGTGGAAGGAGCTTACAAGCAGGACGGCATTCCAAGCCCCGAATCGCCTAAGCCAATCACTGTGATTGAGCATCCTACGGTGAAAGTTGTGGGGCGAAATGTCCTTGACTTCGTGTTCCCCACTTTTCAAGCTGCCTATTCAAGTGGAATCGCGGTTATCCCTGGCTACGCTTTCGACAAAAAGCAAGCATCTCTACCGTACATGACTCCCGCTTCTTCGAGCGGCTTCGGCTTCATCCAACGGCTCATGCCAGGTTCATACACCGTGAAAGCCTCCAACGCCCCTCAAAAGGCTACTGTTAGTGCCGCTGGCTACGCTTTGCATGAAGACGTGACTGACAAGAATAAGAGCATTTGGAATAAAACAGAGCAGTATCTCAATGCCGTCTCGACATTCGAGATTGAAGGCGAGCAGCCGCAATGGGTGGTTTTCTGCTTTGCGGCCGAATGGGGCGACGGCACGAACAAAATCACGTACCCAGCCGACTTCAAAGCCGTAGTCGAATACGGCGGGACGGCGACGGAATACAAGCCATACACCTCCCAAACGCTAACCTTCACCCTGCCAGCCGAACATCCCTACCTCGCCAAGCTGCCAGACGGCACGGCGGACGAAATCGTGGTGGACGAGGAGGGTAACGTCGAGCTTGTTGCGAGGGTGTCTAAAGTAACTCCAAAAGATAGTGACCGCCTCGATTTTGGTGCGGGCACGGACACAGTTGTGCCGTATGTCTCGTTCCCTGTCAGCGGACTCACAAACAAGATGGGCATCTTGTGCAACAGCTACCAGACAAGTTATTGGGTTAACAAGAGTGGCTATATCTACTGCCCTAACGGCCTGGACATTGCGATTCGAGACAGCCGATTCACATCCAAAGAAAAGGCAATCGAATTGCTGAACGGCGTAGTCGTGTATATCGCGGTGGAGCCGACCCGTTACAGCCTAGGGAAAATCGAGATGCCCAAGGCGCAAGACAGCATCGTCAACGCCTGGACTGACGCGGAAGTCACGCCGAGCACGGGCATCGGGTATGTGCGCGACGTGAACATCGTCGTCGTGAATCCGGAATCGGCAATCGCATCAATCACTCAAAGTTAGGAGACACCAATGGCAATTAAGAGCAAGGCCCGCCACGACCTCACTTTGCGCAGCATCAAGCGCGAGATTTCAGCTGGCCGCGACGTGGCGTACTGGTTGGACAAAGCGTACGCGCACCTGGATTCGGGCCTCTTCGACGAGGCCGACATCGCGGAGGTCGAGGAATTGGCTGCGGCGTACTACAACGCGCTCGACCGCGCGGAGGAACCGACCGAGCAGGAAGGGGAGCTGTAATGCCATTCGAAATCATTGACGGCATGACTGGAGTGCCGCACATCAGCAGCGACGACCTCTCGGAGCTGAACGACGCGTTGGTCGGGGGAGGCTACCACGTATGGGACTACGCCAGCGCCTTCTGGCTCACCATGTCGAGCGCGAACAAGGCGACAATCTCGGCGGGCGTCGGCATGGTCGACGGCAAGAGGTTCCGCAATTCGGGCGATGCCACGGTGACCGTCGATTCGGGCACGCAGGGCCAGAAGCGCAACGACCTCGTCGTGGCGCGCTACTCGCGCACGAGCGCTGGCATCGAGAGCGTCGAGCCCGTCGTAATCAAGGGGACGCCCACCACCGGCACCCCGAGCGACCCGGCGACCACCACGAAAGACCTGAAGCTATGGCGCATCCCCATCGACGGCCTGAACGTAGGAACGCCCGTCAAACTGTTCCGCCCCCTCCCTGGGATAAGCGACCTGGCAGATGCGAACAGGTCGGTAGTCAAGTCGGCGCGAGTCGGCGAAGGCGGCATGCTGACGCTCGAATGCGCGGCGGACGGCTCGTGGATCTCGCTGCGCGGCACGGCCTTCTGGTCGAAGCATTCCGCCGCCTGGGCGAGCATGGTGCAGATTCCGGGCTACGCGAACGGCTCCTCCTGGTACATCGACACGGGGCTGTCCGTGCCGAATGCCCCCGCGAAGGCGAAGCGCTTCGACGGCGCGGGCTGGCAATGCACGGCTGACACCGTTCAGCCGATGTACATCAACAACCTGTGCATCATCGTCGCGGCCAGCGGAAAAGTCTACATCGGAGAATGGGACAAGAACCAGGGTGATGTGCAGTTCATCGCCGTCCCGAACGGAGGCCGCATGGCGATGGAGTAGGGCTGGGCACAATCGAATCAGGAGACCCCAGGCGGGCAACGGCGCAACGCCGACCCGCCTGGGGTTTTCTTTTGCGCGGCGAAAACTGGCCGCGGGACAGGTGGCGCACACTTGTCACGTAGGCTAGAGAAAGGGCAACCAATGGAGGCAATCTACACATTGACCGAGCAGCAGGTTTGGGCGATCGCGGGAGCGGCGTTCATGATGCTGTTCGATTTGGTCAGCGGCTTCGCGGCCGCAGTCATCAACAAGGAGGTCTCGTCTTCCAAGATGCGTGAGGGGCTGGCCCATAAGATGGTGCTCCTGCTGTTCATCGCGCTGTCGTTAGCGGTCGAGGTGCTGTCGCTGCACGTGGCCGACTTCGGCTTCGGCGGCGTGACGGTGTACGCGGTGTGCGTGTTCATCATCGTAATGGAAGTCGCGAGCATCTTAGAGAACCTTTGCCGCGCATACCCAGAGCTTCGCGATACAAAGCTGATGCGAATCTTCGAGAACGAGAAGACCCAGGAGAAGGGGGAGTAATGGACGAGGAAGAACTCAACGGCATGGGCAAGGGAGACTATAGCGACGGCCCTATCGAGGGGGTGGGCCGATGAGCATCACCTGGTACGGAACGCCGAATTTCAGCTACGGCAATAACGGCCGCTTCTACATCTTCGTGCACATCTGCGAGGGCTGGTGGGACGGCTCGATTTCGACGCTGCAGAACCCAGCGCGCCAGGCCTCGGCGCATTACGTAATCAGCGGAAGCGACGTGGCCCAGCTCGTGAGCGAGAACGACACGGCCTGGCACTGCGGCAATTACTGGTACAACCGCCGCAGCCTCAGCATCGAGCTTTGCGGCACCACGGCGAACCCGCCGAGCACCGAGACGCTGGACACCTGCGCGAAGCTGCTCGCGGACATGTCGAAGCGCCACCTCGGCGGCGCGAAGCTCGTGCACGGCGAGAACATCATCTACCACCGCGAGGTATACGCGACATCGTGCCCGTCCACGGCCAACATCGACTACGCGGTCGCGCAGGCGAACAAGATTCTCGGCTACGGCGGCGAGGACTATCCGTCGGGCTGGCAGCAGGACGGCGAGTGCCGCTACTGGTACGCCAACGGCGACGGCACGTGGCCGACTGGCTGGGCGAAGATAGGCGGCGCCTGGTACTTCTTCGACGAGTGCGGGTACATGCGCGCGGGCTGGCTGTCGGATGGCGGCAAGTGGTACTTCCTCAACGACCAGCACGACGGAACCTTCGGCGCGATGGTGACGGGCTGGCGAGAGATCTCGGGCAAGTGGTACTACTTCACGCCCTCGGGCGCGATGGCCACGGGCTGGCAGCTCGTCAATGGGGCCTACTACTACATGGTCGAGGACGGTGAGATGGTCAAGGGCTGGCAGCTGGTCGACGGCAAGTGGTACTGGCTGAAAGAGGACGGCAGCATGAGCAACGACGAGGTGCTGCGAATCGACGGCACGTTCTACGGCTTCGACGAGACGGGCAAGATGCTCTCCCATGCGCTCAAGGCGCAAGGCGTGGACGCGTAACCAACCCGTCAACAACGGCTCGGCAGTGTTGCCGGGCCGTTTTCTTTTTGCCCGAAACGGGCACCCGATCGCATCGCGTCCGTTCGCGAACCGTTCGCGTTCGTGGCGTATCATCGCGTCCATGGACGCTTCGCGCAAAGACATAAGGGCGCGGCTCAAGGCCGTGCCGACAAAGGCCCAGCTGTCGGCGATGCTCGACGCCTCTACTCTCTCCGAAGCCCAGCGCGAGGCCATCTTCCTGGTCTACGGCATGGGCCGCACCAGGGTTCGGGCGTCGCTTGACATGGGCGTGTCGCTGTCGTGTCTCAACAAGCTCATAGCGTCGTCGTATGACAAACTCGGGTGAAACCCGGGAAAAACCAAAGCCCCCAGCCGTGGGATGATTCGGGAAGAAACCGAACCCGCGACAGGGGGCTTTCCTATGTTCGGATACCAGCCTTTGCAGCCCTTCGGGGGCAATCCATACCAAGACCAACTCGCCCGCATGCAGATGCAGCCGCAGAGCGTGACGCGCGTGTCGGGCATCGACTCGGCGCGCCAGCTCCGTTTGCCGCCGAACAGCAGCATGTTCGCACTCGACTACGACGACCAGCATATCTACGCCGTTTTCACCGACGGCGCGGGCGTGGTCACCGCCAAGCCGTACCTGCTCAAGGCGTGCGACGAGCCGCAGGCGGCGGGCGGCTACGTGACGGCCGAGCAGTTCGAGCAGTGGAAGGGGGAAATCGATGAGCGTATTTCCAAGCTACAGCAAGCCGGACCTGACGGCGATTAGCCAAGCCTTGCGCACGCAGGACCCCGCAAGGGCCAAGGCGCAGGTCGAGGGAATGCTTCAATCGGGGCAGCTCTCCCAGGCCCGCTTCGACCAGCTCGCCAAGCAGGCGAACCAAATCATTGGCATGCTGAACATCAAGTGACCATCGGCCGATGGGGTAATCGGACCTACACATATAGGAGGACGAAATGGACAACGGAATGAGCCTTTCCGACATCGCTGCGGTCACGCGCGACAACGACGGCTTCGGCGGCTCGAACGGCGCGTGGTGGATTATTATCCTGCTGCTCGCGCTGGGCGGCGGCCTGTGGGGCAACCGCCAGATGCCGAATGGCGAGCCCGTCACCGAGGCGGGGCTGTGCAGCGCGATGAACTTCAACGACCTGCAGAACGCCGTCGGACGCCTGAGCGACAACGAGAACCTGCACATGATGCAGCTCTCGCAGGGCCTGGCATCGGTGGGCTACGAGAACCTGCGCAACTTCGCCAGCACGCAGCAGACCGTGCAGAACGGCGACTACGCGCTCGCCCAGCAGCTTTCCGAGTGCTGCTGCACCACCCAGCGCGCCATCGACGGGGCCAAGTACGAGAACGCCCAGGGCATCGCGG